TGCAATAAGAAAGTATGCCAATGCGCATACAATAATTGCAATACTTCCTGCAAATAACAGAAAATAATAAAACTCCATATATAATTACGTTAATATAATTATTTTTGTAATGTGATAAAACATGATTATAATAATAATTAATTATAATATAATTATATGAAGAAAAGCGAACAAGAAGAAATTGAATTAAACTTGCGCGAATTTAAAATGAGTTGGATCAAAGAGAACAAGATTTTAGTATTTATTGGAAAACGAAATACGGGAAAATCTGTTCTTGTTGTTGATTATTTATACTATAACCAAGATGTCCCATTTTGCACATGCATTTCTCCAACCGATGATTTAAACTTAACATTTCGCCCACATATTCCAAGCAGATTTATCTTTGATACGTATACCAGCGAATTAATTGCAATGTTTGTCAAAAGGCAAAGAAGCCTTTCAATTAAACGCAAAAATGCCCTTGAAGGTCGCGGGGATCCACAATATCGAAATGTAGATGCACGCGGAATTCTTATTATGGACGACTTGCTCGCCGATGGGGCGAAATGGAAAAAGGACGAAAACATTAAATGGATATTTATGAATGGGCGTCATGCAAATATTACTTTGATACTTACTATGCAATATCAAATGGGCATTCCGCCCGATTTGCGCGCTAATATCGATTACGTATTTATTTGCAAAGAGACTAAGCGGTTAGAATTAGATAAATTGTGGCGCAATTATGCCGGTGTTTTTACTACATTTGATATGTTTTTGCAAGTGCTAAACCAAGTAACGCAAGATTATGGTTGCATGGTAATCGACAATACAAGCAATTCATCTAAACTAGAAGATCAAGTTTTTATTTATAAAGCCAGTCTACATGATAAAAATAGTTTTAAAGTATGTTATCCCGATTTTTGGCAAAACAATGAAGATTATATTAATATGGATTATGACGATTATCCAATGAAAAAACCCGGAATGAATGGAACTGATTTTAAACAGATTTTTGATCAACGCCAGAAGTATAAATTTACAATCAATAAATGTTAAATATATGCCCTGATCCATTTTTTGTTAGGTAGCAATCAAAGAATTTATGTTTGAATAAATCTTCGAATATAATCGGTTTATCTGTTTTCATAATTTCTTCATAAATTTCCCAGTTATACTCATTAGTGTTAATACCTGCGCAGAATTTATGCAAAAATTTCGCAATTGGCTTCCATTCATTTATTAGTTCTATCTCTTCGTTGTGAAAATCGTTTAAAATACTATGACAAAATATTGCAATATCTGAATACTTATAATCAAAGCAATCATCTTTTGTATAATCATAAAATCCAGAATATATTTCATTGTTATAAATGAGGTTTTTTCCTTTCAATTTGCCATATGTGCCATTCTTGGCAATCTTATATGTCCCGCGCCCCCAATCAATAATCTTTGCTTTATGTCCATATGTAGGCACTTCATAAATTCGCGAGTTTAGTTTATAGTATAATGATTTTTTCTTGGTCTTTTTAAGCATTATATTTCCTGTATGCAAATCGTTGTTTTTAATAGAAAACAAGTTATACATAATAACGCAAGCGGAAAATACTTGAAATATTACTGATTTTATTGCTTGTGCGTCGCGTGTTTTGACTAAATGGGCAAAATCTAAATCATTTTGTTCAGTTATTAGCAAATAACAAGGGTGATTTTTCATTGTCAATAATATGTCATCTTCGAATAACATATCATTGTCGGTTTCTGTCGATTGTTGAGATCTTTGTGTTTTAAGATTTTCTGTTATTTCTGCTTTAGGCTTAACAATTGGCGGCATTACATTTAATCTTATTCTGTCTTTTTCATGCACATTTGCAATTGCATTTGCAATTGCAATTGCAATTTCGTCTTCATTCATAATCGCAATTTCGTCTGCATTCGCAATTTCATCGTCCTTATATAAAACATCATACGAAGCGCGACCATCTTGTATTAAATCATAAATTACATTCATAATGCCCTCATTCATAGAACCAATTTCAATCTCATAATCAAAACATGATATATTTGCATAACAAGAAAAATAAAAATAATTAAAAGAAGGACATAACTTATTTTCTGATATTAGTCCTACGAGGTATGACACGAATACCTCAACATTTGGTCCAGAGTTTAAATCGTATTGCAAAGTAGCAAACTCTTTGTTTAATGAATGAAAACCAGATTTCATTTTTTTGAATAAAACTAATTTGTTATAATCTTCGCCAATAAACGATATCTTTTTGGTATAAATCGGCTTAATTTTGCCAGAAATTAGCCCTTCAGTGTTAGATAGTTGGCGATCAAGGGTTTTTTTAGTAGCAAACCTATAAAAATCGTTCTTTTTAGAGAAATGCGAAAAGTATGGGTTATAATTATCAAACGAATTTATTTTTATATCTGTCCATTCGTCAATACTTTTAGTAAGCATGTAAAAATCACACCATTTTATCGATTCTATTGAAACATTCATAATATTATGTTATAATAACTATTCTGTTATCTTGAAATATAATTATAATATTCAATATAATATGTCAATATGTCTGAACATGATAGTAAAAAACGAAGCGCATATTATAACAAAAACATTTGACAATTTATTAGAGAATTTCACCTTTGATTATTACGTAATATGCGATACGGGGTCGACTGATGATAGTATACAAGTTATACAATCATATTTTAAATCAAAGAGTATAAGTGGGGAAATTCTGCAACATGAATGGAAAAACTTCGGCCATAATAGAACACTTGCGCTAAAATCTGCATATAACAAGACAGATTATTTATTAATTTTTGATGCGGATGATAGTATTTCGGGGTCATTAAAATCATGTTTGCCAAAGAAACTTACTGCGGATAAGTATCAATTAGTATTCGGCCCTGGCGTGAGTTATACCCGCCCTTTGCTTGTTAATAACCGCAAACATTGGAAATTTGTTGGCGTTTTGCACGAATACCTAACTGCGGATGATTCTATGCAAGAAATGAGCAAATGTAAAAGCGCAGATGTTATACTCACCGGAGGGTATAACATAATTTCCGGGCGTTCGGGCGCAAGAAGCAAAAATGTAAATAAATATGCCGATGATGCGGAAGTGCTACGAAAGGCAATATTAACTGAATCCGATGAAATGCTGAGGTGCAGATATATCTTTTATTGTGCGCAAAGTTATCGTGATGCTGGACGCCACGATGAGGCTATTGCTTATTATACCAAATGTATGAACTCAGAAAAATCATGGCTACAAGAGCGATGGGTCAGTTGCAATGAATTAGGCAAATTGCATTTAATGCAAAAAAAAACAACCCAAGCATTGGCCTATTTTTTAAAGACAACGCAATTTGACGAAGAAAGGATTGAAGGCATTGTTTGTGCTGTGCAAATATTATTTTTACAAGAAAATTATTATTTTATTGAAGCATTATATCATCAGTATCGTGGTTATAAAACAAATGTCATTAATAAGTTATTTATTGATACTAATGCTTATTCTAATGTTTTAGAATCATATTATGCTTGTGCCTTGTTGCACATTGGAAAATATGCTGAAGGTTTTTCTTTGGTTCTTAAACTAAAACTTAATCATAAACTTAGCCTAAATAATGCAGAGAAAATATTAATGTTTCGAACATGCGCGTTATATTCTAAAAATGCAGGCCAATATTCCGAAGCATTATTTAAAGAATTTTCTTCATTATGCGATACTGTTCCTTATGAAGATTCATTTATACAAATATGGATGGCATTATTTGAACAAGAACGCAAAAGATTGACGCGTTATTCATTGCCGAATTTTCCCAAAGAATCACATCCTAAAAAAAATGGAATAATTTTGACATTTACGACATGCAAGCGCTTTGATTTATTTAAACAAACTGTTAATTCTATATTAAATGTTTGGACTGATTTACATCGCATAAATTATTGGTTTTGCGTAGATGATAATTCAGATGATACAGATAGAAAAAGTATGAAACTATGTTATCCTTGGATTGAGTTTTATTATAAAACCGAGGCAGAAAAAGGCCATAGAACAAGTATGAACATTATTTACGATAAATTAATGTCATTAAAAAATTGCACATATTGGATTCATATAGAAGATGATTTTGTTTTTTATAAAAAGATGAATTACATAGAACATGGTATTGCAGGCTTTTCCGCATTTCCTGGGCAACAGGTTAAACAAGTATTGTTTAATAAGAATTATGCCGAAACAATAGAAAATTATAAATGTGTTTCCACCGGAAAGCCTTCTTCAGATGGCGCATATTTTTTGCATAATCACGCAAAAAATACAATAGGGATATCGCATGACTACTGGCCAGGTTATAGTTTTCGCCCAAGTATTATAATAATAGATGCGATAAGACAATTAAAAAATTATGATTCACCCAATGCCTTTTTTGAGCGCGATTATGCTGATAAATGGCATGCCTTTGGGTTTAAATGTGCGTTTTTTAATACAATAACCTCGATACATATTGGCAAATTATGTAATCAACCCGGTAAAAATGCATACGACTTAAACAAAGAAACACAATTTAACACCAAACATATTAATAAAATTAATATTAACACTATGAACGCCAAAGTAATCAATTTACGTAGAAGAGAAGATAGGCGCCTTCATATGAAAACTCAATTACAAACGCACAATAATTATGAATTTATTCCTGCAATAGATTTGCGCGAACCGGAAAACAATAAATTGTTTTCAAATAAATTTCTTTCAGAAATGTTTTATGGAAACGACTTCAATAACAGAACAAGTATAATCGGGTGTGCATTGTCGCATTTTTCGCTTTGGAATCAACTAATAAATAGTAAAGATGAGTATTATCTTATTTATGAAGACGATATAAAACTAAATAAATCAACATTAGAAGTGCCCATTACCGGCTACGATTTCTTGTTTTTGGGCTATTTATCGGATGTCCCGCAAAAGCAAAGCGATTGTGAAAATTATGTTTTTGATTCAAATAATGAACTAATTAGTTTAAATAAGCAAAAATACGTTGGCGGATTTCACTCTTATATTATAACTAAACATGGCGCATCAGTTATACTAGATTTCATAAAAAATAATGGAATAAAACACGGAATAGACTATTTAATAAAAATAGTTCCTGGGCTTATTTGTTATACCTTTGCACAGTTATACACTACCGTAGATTGGACACCGGGGCAAATTTGCGCCGATACTGATATACAAAACTCATTTGAAATGATTTCATTACAGCCACAGCCACAAGCGATTAATAAGTTTGAATTTTTTCAGGGGTTAGATATTTTAGATAATGATTTATTTTATAACAAAATAAACAATGAAGCCGATTTGGAAAAAGCAAAGCAATGCGCGTCCAAAATGCAAAATTGCGCCGGGTTTAATAGTCTTGGTTTTTATAAAAGCAAAATTGATATCGCAAGCCTGCGCCCATCGCAATATTTTTCCGCAAAAGACGGGATTTACATTAAATTGCAATAAATTGTGGGGCTTTCTTTGGTTTAATAATATTAGTGTGCCGTTCTTTTGCGAAAAACCAGTCTGGTTCTTTATGTAAAAATAAATCTGCATATGTAATAGAAACAACATCAGAATAAATAAGTAAATATCCATTTATAATATTTCTGATTCCTGTCGTTATTTTAATTATATATTGTAGTTTAAGTATTAAAGAAGGCAAATTTGTTTTGTTATACTTAAACAATTTGCCTATTAAATATTTTTTAGGTATTATATCATGATTAAAAGGACATGATGCATTTATTAACTCATAAAAAATTGCAAAATCGCAATAAATAAACGTAGCAACGCATAGAGTCGTGAAATTTGTCCAATCGGCTTTTGATATAAAATATTTTAGGATAATCGGTGCATCGGCGCTTTGAAGCATTAAATAATTAGATAAATGTTGATCTAATTTATTAATGTTATTGCGCCATTTCTTAGTAAGAACACCGGTTTTGTATAACTGTTTTACCGTTGCCATTAATACCTCTTCTTTATCAGTGGCATCGTCAAACGATTCTATTTTATACAAAAAGTCCATATTATATTAATTATTATTATTATATTTTCAATCGCAATTATGTATGACCTGCGCGTAAATCTACGTATCTATTGCATACATCCAAATCACCGTCTTTGCATACTTTCTTAGTGTCATAGCACCATTCCATGAATGCATCGCGGTCGTTCGGGATTGTTGTCGAAGGATTTGTTATCCATTGTCGTTGCGAATTAGAGCGTTCCCATATATCATCTACGTCGCGGTATAAATTTTCATTAAAGTATTTTTCTACTTCTTTTTTAATATCTTCGTTTTGAATGTCCGCCGCCGGGCCACGTTGTGGGTTTTCGGCGTATTCCGGAATAAGAACATTCATAAATGGATTATCTTTGGTTGGCTGTGTTATTTCTCCAATAAAATCGTCATGGTTTTTATTATGACCAAAGTAATAAATAAAATAAGTAAATCCGAGTGCGATTAAGGGTATAACCAAATAATTAGCATTTGATTTAATTGCAAATAAAATAATGCCGATGTAAATCCCAAACCGCGCAATTGCGTTTAGTTTTTGTTCATAAGTGTGCCTTGACATCGGCACAAAATCCGCAAATTTATCTTTTTGGTATAACACGGTATAATCTTCATACCAAAATTTATCTTCTTTATTAATTGTTGCTGTTGCTGTTGCTGTTGCTTTTGCTTTTAATAAGTTTGCCTTTGACATTAATATAAATTAGCACGTTAAAATAATTTAATAATAATATTATAATAATATTATCATGACAAGCAATACAAATTCTAATGTCCCTAAAACTATTTATGATGAATGCAAAGATGTTGCGACCTTTAGCAAACATATGATGCGGTTTTTTAATTATGCGATGGGATTGCCCGCATTGTCTGAATTGCATCCGGCAATAAGACGCGGGTATAAGTTTTATTCCAAAGAAGATAAGAAGAATTATATCATTAAATTGCACGGTATTATGGAACCGCACATTACATTAATCTCGCAATACGACGAAGGTATTTTCAGTAATGATTATACTTCAGGTTCTATGAAACTTATTCCAGGAATTGATTTTAAACTGTTGTTCCGCGCTTTGCCTCAAGAACACAAGAAACAAATGTTCATTCATTTACAAACAATATATATTTCCGCAGAAATGGCGAAGAATCAGTTATGCAAGATTGGCAAAGTATTTAAGAAACAAAAGGCGTTTATGTTTAACATGATTAAAAATTTAAATCTTGATGAAACGATTAAGTCGAAAATTGAACAGTTAGAAAAAGAAGAGGAAGACGAAGAAGGGTCATCGTGGGCAAATTTTGATTTTAGTAAATTGTCCGAACTTAAAGAAATCTTTGGCGATGATAACCCAATTACTAAATTGATTAAGGAATTAATTGCTGAAGTTAATACCGATGGCATTTCCGCAGAAGGCATAACAAATAGTTTAGCAGAACGGATGCAACGGTTAATCAAGGTTTTCTTAGCAAAAATTCAGGCTAAATTCATGACTGGTGAGGTTTCTATGGCGTCGCTTACAAAGGATGTTTCAGATATAATAGAGAAAGTGAGCAAGGTTTTCCCGGCTATAAAAGAATACATCAATCCCGAAATGTTGCATGCGGCATTCTTTGGTGGCAATAAAAAGAAGAAAGCCGAAAATGGTGAATCAGTCGATTCAGATGATACGGATACTGATTCGGACGCTGACGCTGATGAGGACGTTAATTCAAATGGCGTCGATCCATCTAATATTAATTTTGAGGAAATTGGCGATAAATTATCGTCTGGTATGGAAGGTCTATTCGATAAACTAAAAGAGTCTGGTATCGATTTAAACAAAAATCAAGAAAGTGGCGAATTATTGGATACTATAAAATCTACAGTTAATAGTATAACCGAAAATTTATCGGATAGCGGAATGATTAGCCAATTAAAGCAAACTATGGCGCAATTCATGTAATTACATTCTTAATTATTGCGATTCATGCGAATCGTGCGATTCGTGTAATACGTGTAATTGATTTATTATATTATAAAGTAATAAAACAGCATAAGTATAATTATAATGCAACCAATAATTTACATCAAAACTGAAGATAAAAACGAGATTTTATATACTACGCGGATTATACAAAACGAATTAGGCGAATATCAAGTATTGTCTAGTAATTATTTTAATTTAGGTATTAAAGAAGATACCGAATTAAAAAAATTTAGCGCATCTATTAAAAATAACACTATAAATTTTGGATTTATTCCAAAAAGTATCTCAAAATACGAAATATTTTGTAATAAACATGAACATGATGTTTTAAATCTGGTTGAGTTTAATATAGACAATGCAAAAATTGTTGATAACCGATTATTAATCAATTCAGACAAAGACCAAATCTCTTTTTCTATTCATATAAACGAGCATGGCAATAAGTCATTATATGGCCCGGTTATCGCACTGCGCAAAGAAATATTATTAGAATAGTCTATTTAGGCGCAAACATTTCTTTGAGGTTTAGTTCCTTAAACGGTTTCATTGAAACGGGCTTAGGTAGTGTTGTTATACTAATGTCCCTTATGTCAGTCCCTACGTAATAACAAGAGGTGGTATAATTATACTTTAAATCAGGAATTGCCTTTATTTTTCCTTCGATTTCGCAATACTCTACGCAAAAACTTTTAATACATTTATTCATTACTAAATCGACTAATAAACTTTGCAATTGCAATTGCAATTGCAATTGCATTCTCATAGGCTCAGAGTGTTCGCCAATAATTTCGGTTGTGTTAATATAATTCATTAATCTATTAATCTTTTGTTGTTTATCGAGTTTATACCATTTCTTATTATATTCGCGATCATTATGATCTAATATTTTACTTTGATCGACATGATAATAATCGTTGCTTGAGTTGCCCGTTTCGCCGATACTAATATCTGTTTTATTTTCAAGTATTAGAATACTTTGATTTATGTTTATAAACTCAATCGGCGATTCAACGACAGTTTTATTGCTTGTTTGAGGCAATTCATTCAATAGGTTGTAAATATCCATTCAATATTATGATATTAATATATTATAAATCAATCGCATTGGATCTTATTATGATCTTGTTATGATCCTTCATACCATTCGATCTTGTTATTTTTATTCAAAAACCCAATAATATTGTTTTCTGGCGTATTATCGTATAATATTCCCGATGCATCTTGAAGCATTTTTTTACCATTTATAACAACTTGCATTGTTTGGATATAATTATCTAAATCCTCGCTCGTTAATGAACATATACTTTTTTCTATATATGCGCCTTGTATCATAAGGCGTATTTGTGAAATTACATCGTCTGGTATACAAATATTTACTTTGGTATCTTTAATAAACGCCACAATACTTGCCTTTTTCTTATTGTCAAAATTGCTTTTTTTATCAAGGGCTATGTTTTTTAAGTATAACCCTAATTTTTTATCTATAACATATGCCATGCGCTCAATGATTTTATCATGAATGTATTTATACAACATATCGTCCATGGTTTGATTATAAATTGATTATTTTTTTATCAATTGCTATTATTATACTTATACTTATACTTAAAGATAGTTTATATAATATTAGTATAAGGGAACAAAGGAGAATGTCAAGTAATAGCGATCTTACAACTATGTTTGTCAATATGTGCCGAAAGGACATGGCCGATTCGTTTGATGATACTGAGAGTCTTGATCAGGTTAGCAACCTTGCTCGCGGTGCATTTGAGAAGTTTCTTGCTCTCCATCAGTCTGATCTTAAAGGACAGGGAACAGGAATTAAAGCCAAGAAGCCGAGAATGAAGGGTGCTGTTAGTGCGGATACTGAGACTGAGACCGAGACTA